TCATATTGTGTTCCAACTTCTGTTAGCATCATCCCACTCGGTAGTATGCTTTGTTTCTGCCAAGGTTGTAGGATTGACAGTTATCCATGTTGCATTCTTATTCCACATAACTCCTCTTCCTCCCAGATAGTCTGCCCTAGGATTCTTAATGGCCGGATCGTCTCGCACAGTTGGTATCTTATTTAGTGGACTATTCTTCAGGTCGTACTGACCTTCAAAGTCTTGCGGACAGACCAGCATACCATAACTATTCATACGCATTATCCGATGTGGATATACAAACCCACACGTATCACACACGGCTATGGCATTTTTATTACTTGCCATGTCTCGTTGCTCCGTATCCACGTTGGGCCGCACCAACCCCTACCGGACCACCCTTCTTCATTTTTCTAGGACCACTTCGCAAAGCTTTTCGTAATTTTTCTTTCGCAATCTCCGCTTTTCCACTCCCCGGTCTAACTAATTTAGCAGCACTCAGCCCTTCTATCGTACCTTTCGTTAACTGAGTTTCCAAAAATTCTTCGTCTGAGGCTTTTGAAAGACTCTTTTTAACATCTTTTATATATTGTTTATTAAATTCTTCTTGAAATTCCTTAGAATTAGCCGTAAATTGCTTATCCTTTGGAAGTGCTTTCTGAGTCTTCTGTCTTATTTTAAACATCTTCTCAGTAGCACTCGTTTGTGCACCTTTGGGAACATCTCCAACTACATTTATATATTTATTTTTACTGACTGGCCCAACTTCTTTACTAAGTTTTTTAAGTAATTGTTTACCAACAGTATAAATTACATTGCCTATTCTTAAATACATTTTAGATATATCCTAGTTTGGGTACAACACGCATTGAAGCTCTTTCCCGATCTTCCTGCATAGCACGGAAAAGTAACTCTTCATAATTAGATTTTAACATTGCTATTCGATCAGGAGGAACACCCGGACGTTTCATTGATATATAGTAAGATAGACCACATGTCAAAGGAGGAAGGAATCTCTTGGGCATATCTGCATTTTGGTCAGCAGACTTATTTACATCCATTAATTCACTTATAATTTCCATCTTGATAACATCTGTGGAGTTCTCAGGAATAGGCCAGAGAGATAGAACAGGATTATCTCTGCCCCGTCTGATTGAATATTGATTGGCTCGTCCAGTCTGTGTTTTATTGGGAATAATAAGATACTCTTCAGGAGAAATACGCTCAAGTTGTATATCAGTATCATCTCTATTGAGAACAACCTCCAAAGCATCAACAGTGGAAGAAGCAAGATCATAGGTGGTAGTACTGGCTGCAACTGTCACAGAAGACACAGATGTACTCCACAAAAGAACACCTCTGTTCTGCCAATCCTTCAACATGAGATTAATCGAGCGTCTGGCAGAAGCAGGTTCATGACCTAGAGTATCTTCTCCCCCAATCATTTCCGTTGCTTCTTGAATAACCTCATCTATATCAAGATTAAAGTTATATGTACTAGAGACTGCCATTACTTCTTACCACACTCACACTTCTTACCTTTACACTTAGGACAATATTTATCAGTCATTTTGGAATGTTCCTTTAAAGTTTCTCTTTGTTTTAGTGTTAGTGGTTTAACCACGGGGCATAGCCTTTCCCCAGCCATGTCGGGCTACTCCAACTCCCTTGGGTTTGCCCTTACGAACTTTGGATTTACCTTTACGAGCCTTGACTTTCTTTACACTCTTCTTAATTTGACCGCCTTTCTTATTCATTCCCACAAACTCATCATCCGGCCCAGCTGGCGCTCTAATTATATTTCCAAGAAAAGGTATACCAGTTTCAAACTCTGTTTTTTCCCCTTCATCATCCTTCCAAGTTCGGACTTTTTTCCAATTCCAAGGCAGTTTTTTACGAGCTGAGCTACTCATTAAATCTGGAAATTCCCAATGTTCATAAAGTCCTGATACATCTGGATCAGCTCCAACATTTACGAGCTTCCCTTTAGCTGTATCTTTCGTAATCTTTCTGTCTTTTTTCGTATCCTTTTTATCTTTTTTCTTTTGAATTTGCTCAAATAGTTCTATTTCCCCAGCCCTTCTAGTTTTGGCTATAGCTTCCCCAGCCTCTCTGTCTTTAGCAGCATCTTCTCGATCACGTCTAACAGCAGCTTTAGACGGCTCTACATGATCTCTTATTTCTGGTCTCCCCAGCATCTCATCTATTCCAAAACGCCCAACCGGAGAAAAAGAAGCTTCTGGAAATCTTTCCAAACCCTTCAAATTTCTCGTAACTTCAATAGCTCTCTTAATTATCCTTTCATCAGACCAATGAGGCTTCTTCTTTTTTAAAGAATTTACAAATTTACTTTCCCTACTATTTTTATTTTTTAAAGCTTCTCTGAAGTTCTTACCAACTGAATCTGGTCGTTTTTTATCTTTACCCCCCATTAAGAAAGTAGCCCACTTTTGCTGTGTTGATATATAATCTTCCGGTTCTTTTAACTTTTTAGGACCATTCTTAGCAGGTCGGGCTGTTGCTGGTCTCTTTTCTGGCACATCTTTAGCATAATGGTCCAGAGCAACCAACCCTAGTGCACCAGCAGCTACCCCAACTCCTCCTTTTATAACTCTGTTTCGTGCCTTAGTCTGTATTGCTTTATTAACTCCAAGCAAGTTTTGGCTTTCTGTATGATTTTTCATTACTTTATTAAATGCTTTTGTATATGCCGTTTTTCCTGCTTGGTTGATACCCGCCAAATTCCTATCTCCAGCAGTTGCACCCTCTCTTGCTTTTTTTGCTGCGTTTTTTCCAGCCTTTCTGGCTCTGGCTGTTGCATTTCTTAACAAACGTGCAGCATCTTTTATTTTAGCTGCCTGTGTCATGGTTGCCCTTGCTGCCAGTCTCGCTCCTACTTTGGCAATTCCCTTTCCTACCAAGCCACCAACAGGAACACCTACAAAAAGATGCGTAAATCGTCTTGATTTTTCTGCTAATTGAGACTCGGTTTCGGGCTTATATGCTTTTATAATTGCAATATCTGTCGGATTATATTTTCGTTTATAGGTTTCCGCACTTTTAATATTATTCCAGGCTCTTTCATAATCAGTCTTTTGTTCACGACCTCCTTGCTTATGTCCTTTAAAAGTCGCAACTCTATTCTCATCTCCTGGCAACTTGAGAGCATCACCTAACTTTCCAGTTCTCTTTTTTAGTGTATATTTATCAGGCATGATTAAGCCTCCACCTTGAAAGCCTTGCCTTGCTGATAGTCTTCATCTACAACCACATCCTGGGGCGGACCTTTCACATCCGGTCCCTTTCTGGCAGCGCCATAGCCCTGACCTGTGGGGCGTCCCACCAAATCATTAAGATTATGTGGACGTTTAATTAATGTGTGTGGTCCGTGCATTTCAATCTCCTTACATTAATGTATATTTCTTATGACCTGCATCACGAACAAATTTATCGCCATGATGTTTCAAATAACCACCCGTCTTTGAGTAAAGTTTAGGCAATGGAGAACCCTTGATCGTACTTTCCCACATAGTAGGCCCAGTATGTACTCTCCTGAGTCCTTTCTTTTTTTTAGGATCTTTCCGGTCTGCTCGTACAAGTGCCATTATTTTTCTCCCAGTATTTTCTATGATAAAATTTGTAGTAAATCCGAAACTCTATTTGTGAGTGAGCCACCATGTTTTAGTCTAAGTGAGGGTGGTCTAATTGTCGGTCCTCCTGAAGATGTCAAGTTAGAAGCTTGCTGACCTGTAGGAAGTTGAAAGAGTCCAGGTAATAGTGGATTAACTGGTGTTGGTCTAGGTCGTCCATAATCTTCAGGTGGTTTACCTGGTAATAGTTCTGGAGGTAAAAGTGGTTGTATATCTGGAGGTGGTATTAGCCCACCACCGGGTCTAGGCATAAATCCAGGCATACTCGGTCTAGGCGTCACACCACCGGGTCTAGGCATTACACCACCGGAATAAGGTAGTGCCACAGGTGGTCTGACCATATGATCACTCACAGGTGGTCTGACCATATGATCACTAATATCCCCACCGGGTCTAGGCGTCACACCATCAGGTCCAGGCAGGAATGGTTGTGGTAACATTACATTAGGTCTACCAAATCCCGGCTCACCCGGCATAGAGGGATTTAGAGTAGGCATATCAGGTCGAGAAACGCCTTGGAAGTTTGCTAAGATGGCTGGATTAGCTGTCATCGCTTTCCATTGGTCGTAGCTCCCCTCCCCTTCCCTTACATACTGGCCCATATCACCGCTTTCTTTTCGATATTTTGCTGCTTCGTCCCTAGCGGCTATATATTTCTGCCAATCTTGATCTTCTATACCTTCAGGTCTATTATCTATCTCTCCTGTTGGATCTAATAAAGAAACTAGTCCTCCCCGATCAGGATTACCAAATTCTCCGTAACGATCCCAATCTGATCGTTGTTCTGGAGACCAACTTTGATACATTTGAGATGTGGGTGCAGCCATTAGCTTTTCCTATATCTACTCCCTACTAAGCCTAGCCAAATTTATCTTTTGTCATCTTTTTCCAAATCATCCAACCAACAACACAAACTACAACCATACCTATAACTATTGCTACCCAATGATCCATAATACCACCTCCCATTTCAGGTAATTTCTCTGTAACTGCTGCGACTTTATTTTCCATTTAAGATCTCCTCTTTTTCTTTCTCAGTTTCCCAAGGGTTATAGCTAAATTTGCTAGTCTACGAGTAGTCGGATTCTTGCTCCGAGTAGCTTTCCTTAGTGCGACTTTTGATATTTTCTTTCCAGGTTTTACTTTAAGTTTCCTCCGCAAAGCTCCAGGTTGTTTAATAGCTTCCTCAATCCACCTCTTCTTACTACTCTTACGTTTCTTGGATGGTGTTCTCATAATCTCTTTCCCTATACTTGCCCTGCTAACCACGTTTCTTCATGGCCTTTCCATAACCCCGAAGAGCTACACCAACACCTCTTGGTTTCCCCTTAGATTTGACACGAACACTCTTCTTCTTTTTATTGATTAGCTTACTACCCTCTGCTTTATAAAGAACCTTACCACCTCCCTTTCGGCTTTCAACCTTCTTTTTCATAGCCGCATAAGCTGTGCGTAAAGCCTGACCCCTTAATTCCAAAATAACTTCGTCACTGACTCCCCAACGAGAAAGATTATTTTTCATTTCTTGTTCAGTTATTTTCTTACCTGGACCTGATATTATAATCTTTGGTTTT